ACTACATATTTGTTGGCATCACCAGCAAATGTGATAACATCACCCGCTAGAACTGTTCCCGTACCTGTATCTACATGAATAGTTGTTGTTCCAATTGGAAGAGTTGATCCATCTGTTACATAGTTCGCTGCTGTACCGATTGCTGAAGTTGTAACAACTTTTGCTGACTCTCTTATTCCAAAGTCGTGGATAGTTCCAAGTACCCCTTGTCTAAGTAAGTCTGAACCTCCTGCTGTATCAACTGCGTTCATCGCTGCCAATGTGCGAAGTTTAGAACCAGCCGTTGAGTCAATAACCAAGTTGAGATCATTAAGTGGTGAGCCATTATCTGCTAAGATTTTTCTTAATTCTGCCGTATCTGCATAAGCTGAAGCAAAGGGAGTAGTTCCATGTGTGCCGTATGCTCTTGAACCACCGAGTCTGATAGCCGCACCCAAGTCTGTTTCAACTTCATTTGTAAGTGATCTCATCGCTTGAGCAATCATTTTAGCCTGGATAGAAAGATAACCACCACCATTGTCAAGTCCAAGTTGTTCTTCACCTACAAAACCAAACTCAGCTACTCTTGATTTGCTGATTGTAATAGTTGTATTTGTAACTGTTTGACCTGTTGGGTCTGGAATTGTCATTGCTGGAGTTACATCCCCTACGTTTGCATCACCTGCGATTGGAATTCTAAGGGTTTCCCCTACTGCAACTCTTTCTGCACCTGAGTTTCTACCTACTGCTGGGATAAATCCTACCTGTTCTCTTGAAATAACATCTAGTGCCGCATAGAGATCGGGCATTAAGTTTGTGAGCGTATTTGCTGCCATAATATTGTCCTTGTTAGTTTAATTTGCCGCCGTCAGACATAAATTTAGCTTTCTGACCTGCGTTCATTTTTTCAAAGTCTGAACGAGTTTTCGTGTTCTGACCACCACCGTTGCCACCTGTTGCACCTGAACCTTCGCCATCACCTTTTGGGTTTAGTCTCGATCCATTTGTCTCAAAGTAGCTTGTAAATGCTTCGTTTAGCTCAGAAGAGTTATCACCATCTACATATCTGATGCCATCATCTGTCATTGTTGCTTTTGATCTCAAAAAGAAATTTACCATCTCTCGATCTTCTTTCTTCACATCAAATTTATCAAGCTCAGATGTTACCGCACTATCTACTCTTAGATTAGTGTTTGCTTTTTGCAGATTGTCTAAGCTTTTCTGTAGTTCGCCTTTAGATGATTTCTCATCTTCAAGTTGTTTAACTACTTCTGACTTACCTTCTGCTTTGGCTTTTATGATCTGTTCATCAAGACCTTTGAGCTGATCGTCAAGACCTGCTTTAGAGGCTAGAACCTCATCGTAAGACTTAGATAATGTTTCTTTGTCTTGCCTGAGTGTTTTATTCTCATCTCGTAGTGCAGTCAATGCCACCCCGACTTCCGTGTTGATAGCCTCTGCAACCTCTTGTGATATAGTATTACTCTCTAGTAATTCGCTTATCTTTTTGAACATTAACATACTCCTTATGTTTTGTGCGTTAATTATAGCATATTAATCAATTAAATTGATGATGATGATAAATCGGATTTATTTTTCATATTTTTCATATTCATATATAATAGCCTGGAGGAGAAAATATGCTAACACTACTGAATAGAATTAGAGAACACACGGAAGCTGGAATCATATTAAATCATATGTATTTATTTGATGAGTTAGAATTAATTATAAAGGATAACCAATGCAAAACACAGACAGAAGAATAAAACAACAAGAGATAATCATAGCTGAGAATAAAACAAACCACATCCTACATTTACTATTATCAATCTTCACGGGTGGGTTATGGTTAATAGTGTGGCTCTTTGTTGGTATGAATAACGCTCAGAGAAGAGACGAGGCACAGCAAGAGATTAGTTCACTACTTGAACAAGTCCCTTACCTTCACCATGTCTGACTTATGAGTGCCTTCATACACTTGAGGCTCTACTACTTTATAAGCAGGCTCTCTATAGTAAGGTCTAAGGCTACATAAACAGTTCGGATGAGAACTATATACTGGAGCTGGTGCATCCATTAGTCTATAAATTCCTCTGCCGTACCCTATGTCTTGGTTAGCATAAAACTCACAAATGCAAGTAGTTCTATGTAGCGATGATAATGTCCATCTCACAAGCTTCACATCTTTTTCTATGTGTCTCACGGCATTACTTAAAGTAAACTCTTTCGCTTCCTCAGTTTTGGCAATACGAGTAGCGTAATATCTTGAGCGTTCATATAAAGCAACTCTCATAGCCTTGTCTAGTTGCTTGTCATTCTTTGCATCCAACACAGCCATGTATGCACTCTTTAACGGCTTAGTGGTCAATCTCTTAACCTTCTCTTCTGCCAAAGCTGTGGATAAGTATCTAGGTAGAGTCTTTTTAACAGGTAACAACTCTTCATAGCCATATCCATCATATAAAGCTTCTCTTATCTCATTAATGGTTGATTGCGTGGCTATGTGTGTCTTTAATACTTCATAGGTTACTTTTGCCGTACTCTTGGCATTTTTATATAGTGCGGAAGATAGCTCGGTAAGTGTGTATGGTATTGCTGTAGCTACAAACTTATCGCCTAAATTGCCCATCATATCAATAATGGTAGCATTAAGTTCTTTGGCTACATCATCGTTAAAGTCTTTTAGATATTTATTGAGTATTTCACCCATGGTAAGATGTGGATTATCCTTATAGGCTTGCAACACCTCTTTATAAAGCTTTTGTGCCTTACTCGTTGTTGCTATCATCTACTTCGCTCATCTTCCCTATAGTGGTATCAATCTCCTCATAAATGGCTTCCATCGTTTCATCTTCAAACCCTTTTAAGTCTTCTCTTACGATTGCTTTGAGCTTCTCTGCTTTATAGAGAGGCAGATCAACTATATTATTCACGCTTTCAAGTATTTCAATCTCATTATTTAAGTCTGTGATTGAAAAGTCCATATTGTAAACTATAGTAATTGCTTCGTTTGATAGTTGTAGATGTTCACATACTAAATCCCATGCAGAACGCTCTAGGTTTTCCATGCGTTGTGCAAATGCGTTTAGTGAACTGTTAAGTCCTTCAAACTTTAAAGATAATGCTATACCACTTTCTTGTGCTTGAGTGGTTGATACATCATAAGACACTCTATCCATTGACTGCTTAACGGCTAATATCTTATCCTCGTATGTTTGTGCTTGTGCTACGTCTGACGAGATATATGCTGGTGGGTGATCGCCTGAATATAGTAAAGCGTTATCTG